CAATAATAATAAGTCAATAGTTAAAAGTAACTTTGTAGTTGTGTGGATAATTATTTTTATACTGTGATATTTATAACACATGTACTATATACAACTGTAGGTTGTGCGCTTCGAGCGAGCTCGCTCGCCGCCCCCCCCCCGAACCGTTGCGCGCGCTGCGCGAGGCGGCGCAGTGCTGTTCGGCGCTGCGCGGCTGGCCTTGTCGCCGGCGCTGCGCGCCGGCTCCCCTCCTATCGCCAGCGCTGCGCGCTGGCTCTCTACTAACTGCTCGCCGACTGCGTCGGCTCGCCATCAACGGTGCGACGCTGTTGCGTCGCTCTCTGCTCACCGCTCACGCGGTGAGCGGTTCGTGGTCAGCGGAGCTGTGCTGTTGCACAGCTCTTCGCGGTGCGCGGTAGCTCGCCGGTCGCGCGTAGGCTGACGCCACGCGCGCCGCCGGCTCGCTATTCTAGATCCTTATTGGATTTCCAAATGGATCTAGAATGTCGAATGTTTTCGACCCCCCCAACCCCCTTTCGCGAAAAAAAGCATTCTTTTTTTCTCTCTATAACCGAGATTTAGACATAGGGAGGGGGTAAAAACGTTTGCTAATAAATATTGATAGGCTTAAAAAATTTTATAAAAAATTTTTTCAAATGGACTTTTTGTTAATTATGTTAGATAATCTTATATAGGTGCAATATGACAATAGTAACAGAATGACAATAGTAACTGATCCTAATATTATTAATAAATTACCTGCTGATAAGAAACAGGAATATATTAAATATTTAATTAAATTTGCAGAAAAGAAACAAGAACAAGTTGTGCAAGATGATTTCTTAAGTTTTGTAAAAGGCGTATGGCCAGAATTTATTGAAGGCGAACATCATAAAAAAATAGCAGATCAATTTAATCGTTTAGCAAAAGGTGAGATTAATCGTCTTATCATTAATATGCCACCGCGACACACGAAGTCCGAATTTGCATCCTATCTACTTCCAGCATGGATGATAGGTCGTAATCCAAAATTAAAAATTATTCAAACAACCCATACTACAGAACTAGCTGTACGCTTTGGTCGTAAAGCAAAACATTTAATTGATAGCCAAGATTATAAAAGATTTTTTAAAACAACCTTAAGAGAAGATTCGCAAGCCGCGGGCCGTTGGGAAACAGAACAAGGAGGTGAATACTTTGCAGCGGGTGTTGGCTCTGCAATCACAGGTCGAGGTGCTGATTTATTAATTATTGATGACCCACACTCTGAACAAGACGCTATGAATCCAGAAGCGCTGGAGCGTGCTTATGAATGGTACACCTCTGGTCCAAGACAGCGTTTACAACCAGGTGGTAAAATAATTGTGGTTATGACTCGTTGGTCACAGAAAGATTTAACAGAAAAATTATTACGTTCTCAAAAAGATATTAAATCAGATAAATGGGAGTTAGTACAATTTCCAGCAATCATGCCAAGCGGTAAACCTGTATGGCCAGAGTATTGGAAACTAGAAGAATTAGAATCTGTTAAAGCTTCATTATCTATTGGTAAATGGAATGCACAATGGATGCAAAATCCAACGGCTGAAGAAGGTTCAATCCTTAAACGCGAATGGTGGAGAGTATGGAATCAACCGTATGTTCCAGAGTGCATTCATACCATTCAAAGTTATGATACTGCTTATCTTAAAAAAGAAACAGCCGATTATTCAGCTATAACAACATGGGGAGTATTCTATCCAGATGCAGATTCACCCCCTAATTTAATATTATTAGATGCATTTAAAGATAGATTAGAGTTTCCTGATTTAAGGCGACGTGCATTAGAACAATATTACTATTGGAAACCAGAAACGGTTATTGTTGAATCTAAAGCCTCTGGATTGCCTTTAACCTATGAATTACGAAAAATGGGTATTCCAGTTGTTAACTTTACACCAAGCAGAGGAAATGATAAACACTCTAGGGTTAATGCAGTAGCACCTTTATTTGAATCAGGTTTAATATGGGCACCTGATGAAAAATTTGCAGAAGAGGTTGTTGAAGAATGTGCGGCGTTTCCTAATGGGGATCACGACGACCTTGTAGACTCAACAACGCAAGCATTAATGAGATTTAGACAAGGTGGCTTTGTAGGTCACCCTGAAGATTATGAAGATGAAAATATTGTATACAACAATAACAAGTTATACGAGCTATGAGTGAAAATTATAAAGAAATATACTACGACAACGACTTACATAATTTCTTTAATGAAGATGGTGATGTTGCAACCCATGATGAAAAAATTCAATGGGCAAAAGAAAATCCAGAAGTAGAAATGGATAATGGTAAAAATAAAATTATTCCTTTAAAAAATGATATTAACCATTTATTGAATAATGTATTTACAGAAAGCAATCCAAAAATTATTAATGAAATGAGTAGAAATATAATTGCTGCAGCACCAATCAAATCACAACCTTATGCTGTACCACAAGTTGATAAACAAGCACAAGCTGGACTTGCTGGACTTGCTAAAATAATTGGAGGTCAATATGGATCTAGGTAAGTTTAATGAAATGTATGATTCTATTCGTCATGGAATGAAGGAAGGTTACAAGGAAGGTTACAAAGAAGGCGGACAAGCAAGAAAAAAATATGCTAGTGGTAGTGGAAGTCCACCAACAACTAATTTAACAACTAATTTAACAAACAATTCAACTAACCTAGGAATAAGTTCTTTAGGACCACAAACTTATACTCCTAATTTATATCATGCATCAGCTGTTGGTAATGTAACATCGCAAGGGTTTGGTTCTACAACAACAACTAATCCTTCTCAAACAAATATTGCTTTGTCACAAGGGTTGCCATTATATTTTAATCAATCAGTATCAGGAGGAGCAATTGATCCATTATCTTATCTAACACAAGGTAATAATTTATTATCTGCAACTCCAGAACAAATTGTTCAACAAAATAATCAAAGACAACAACAACAAATGCAACAAGCTATGGCAGCACAACAAGCAGCACAACAAGGAATTAGTCAACAAGGAGCTACTCAACAAGCACCTATGTTTTATGGTGCTGATGGTGGTCATGTAAAAACTCATCTTACAACAACAACTCCTCCAAAACATGGTCCTAATCCTTATGGGGTTGCGTCTATGTTTAAACAAAGGTATACATAATTATGGCTACAATCGACAAATCATTACCTAATACTTTACCTCAAAATTTAAATGAAAATTTAGAATCACCCTTACAACCTACACCTATAACAACTGAACTTGATAATGCTGAAAAAATTCCATCTAATCCAAATGTTCAAATGACAGAAGATGGTGGAGCAGAAATATCTATGGGTGGTGATGAAAATAAAATAGTAGGGGGAGATAAACATCATGATAACCTTGCAGAATTTTTAGGTGAAAGTGTTTTAGGAGATATTGGATCTGAATTAATTAATCGATATGAAGATTACAGAACATCTCGTAAAGATTGGGAAGATACTTACATTAAAGGTTTAGATTTACTTGGATTTAAATATACTCAAAGAACTGAACCATTTAGAAATGCATCAAGCGTTAGTCACCCAGTATTAGCTGAATCTGTTACACAGTTTCAAGCTCAAGCTTATAAAGAATTATTACCAGCCGGCGGTCCAGTAAGAACTGAAATCTTTGGACAAATAACACCACAAAAAGAACAACAAGCGAATCGTGTTAAAGAATTTATGAATTTTCAAATTATGAATATCATGAAAGAATATGAGCCAGAATTTGACCAAATGTTATTCTATTTACCTTTATCAGGTTCAACTTTTAAAAAAGTATATTATGATTCTCTTTTACAACGTGCTGTTTCAAAATTTATTCCAGCAGATGATTTAATTGTACCTTACAACGCAACGTCATTAGAAGATGCGGATGCAGTTATTCATGTTATTAAAACAACCGAGAACGAATTAAAAAAACAACAAGTTGCAGGTTTTTATAGAAAAGTTGAATTAGGGGAACCCCCTTTAAAAGAAAATGATGTTGCTAAAAAAGAACGTGAGCTTCAAGGACTTACAGTTTCTAAACAAGAAAATGATTATACATTATTAGAATGTCATGTGAATTTAGATATCGAAGGTTATGAAGATAAAGATGCACAGACTGGTGAGCCCACAGGAATTAAATTACCTTACGTTGTAACGATTGAAGAATCAACTGGCGAAGTTTTATCTATTAGAAGAAACTATAAACAAGATGATCCATTAAAAAATAAAATACAATATTTTGTTCATTTCAAATTTTTACCAGGACTTGGCTTTTATGGTTTTGGATTAATTCATATGATTGGTGGATTGTCACGTACTGCCACTCAAGCGTTAAGACAATTATTAGATGCAGGAACACTAGTTAACTTACCAGCAGGATTTAAAATGCGTGGTATTAGAGTTAGAGATGATGCACAACCCATTCAACCAGGTGAATGGCGAGACGTTGATGCACCTGGTGGAAATTTAAAAGATGCATTTTTACCATTACCATTTAAAGAACCTTCACAAACATTATTACAATTAATGGGTATGGTTGTAGCCGCTGGCCAACGCTTCGCGTCTATCGCTGATATGCAAGTGGGTGACGGAAACCAACAAGCTGCAGTTGGAACAACCATTGCATTATTGGAGCGTGGATCGAGGGTAATGTCTGCAATCCATAAACGACTATACGCATCCCTTAAAAATGAATTTGATTTATTAGCAAAAGTATTTGCAACTTATTTACCACCTGTATATCCTTATGATGTTGTAGGTGGATCAAGACAAATTAAACAAGCTGATTTTAATAATCATGTAGATATATTACCTGTTGCTGATCCTAATATCTTTTCACAAACACAACGAATATCATTAGCACAAACACAATTACAACTTGCTCAATCTAATCCTCAAATACATAATCTGTATCAAGCATATCATTCTATGTATAATGCAATTGGAGTTAAAGATGTTGATTTAATATTACCTCCACCTCAACAACCTAAACCTATGGATCCAGCAATGGAACATATTGCAGCTTCTTCTGGTTCACCCTTTCAAGCATTTACTGGTCAAGATCACCAAGCACATATTGATGCGCATTTAAACTTTATGCAATTAAACATTGTTAGAAATAATCCAATGGCACTAATGTCATTACAAAAAAATATTGTTGAACATATTTCTTTAATGGCACAAGAACATGTGCAAATTGAATTTGCGGAAGATTTACAAAAAGCAAAACAAATGCAACAACAGTTAATGGCACAAGCTCAAAACAATCCACAAATGATGATGCAAGTGCAACAACAAGTGCAACAGCAACAACAACAGTTAGCTAATAAAATTGAATCGCGTAAGGCGGTATTAATTGCTGAAATGACTAAAGACTTTGCAAATGAGGAAAATAAGATAACTTCTCAATTTGATTCTGATCCTTTATTAAAATTAAAGGCTAGAGAGATAGATTTAAGGGCTATGGAAAATGACCAAAAACATAGAGAAAATGAAGATAGGCTAGCTTTGGATAAAATGAGAGCCTTGTTAAATCAGAATACAAGTGATAATAAGCTTGAACAAAACGAAAAATTAGCTAAACTGCGAGCTGGTGTAACTCTTGCAAAACAAGGAATGCACCAAACTAAAACAAGAAGCGAGTAAAAGGTATAAAAGATATAAAAAGGTACTTATGAACAAACAAAATAAAAAAATAAAAAAAGTAATGCACGAATTTAAAATGGGAAAATTACATTCTGGAAAATCTGGTCATGTAGTTAAAAATCCTAAACAAGCTATTGCAATTGCAATCTCTGAAGGCAAAAGAACTAAAGGATATGCAATGGGTGGCGATGTAACTTCTCCAACTAAAAATCAAGTTCACGCAGAAGCTCACGATGTAGATTTTTCTCAATTCACAAATGAAGATGGTTACATGAAGGGTGGAATTGATGTTGAAGTTTCTAATACACAAGAAACTCAAGAACAACCAGTTCGTGGTCAAAGACGAATGATGCCAGAGAAAAGAAAAACTGCAAAGTGGTTCTAAACCATGTTCGGCGCTTTAGCCCCAATAGCAAATATATTATTCTCAACTATTGAGAAATGCGTTCCAGATAAAGATTTACAAACTAAATTAAAGTTTGAGATTCAACAGCAGATGTTACAGTCTCATGCTGAAGAATTTAAAGCAGCTGCTTCTATTGTAGAAGCGGAAGCTAAAGCTGGCCCTTTTACATCAAGCTGGAGACCTTTATTGATGTATGTATTAATATTCATTTTAGTATGGAATTATATATTAGGACCGGTTATTAAGGTCTTTACAGGTACTATAATAAGCTTTGAATTACCTGGTGATGTATGGACTTTATTACAAATTGGCTTAGGTGGCTATGTTGTAGGTAGGTCTGGAGAATCTATTGCAAGAACTATTGCCAATAGACCAACAAACAACTATACTAACAACACTAATAATGCTAATAATAATATTAGTGATAATAAATAGGAGATATTATGAGAAACGATTTTAAAATGAGAAACCATTTAAGAGGTGGTGGAATTGCTAAAAGAGGATTAGGTGCTGCACTTAGAGGTGGTGGAATTGCTAAACGTGGAATGGGCGTTGCACTAAAAGATGGTGGCAAATCTGATATTGAACAAGATAAATCATTAATTAAAAAAGCATTTAAGATGCATGATGCACAAGAACATAAAGGTGAACATTCTAAATTAGATAAATTAAAAAAAGGTGGAACGGCT